AGGTGGATTTCATGCTAAGTATTCAGAGAGATACAAGAACGCACATTATGGCATGTTGCATGTACAAGATGTTCCTAACTTTACCTATATTCTTATACACACAGGAAATACAGATGAACATACATCTGGTTGTTTAATTGTAGGAGAAACTCAACAAGATTTAGAAGTATCTAAGGATGGGTTTATCGGCAGCAGCACTGTGGCATACAAAAAAATGTATGCAAAGGTAGCTGGTCAGTTGTTACAAGGTAAGAAAGTAACAATAGAATACACAACAATAAACAACTTGTTTAAACAACCAGAAGATAATGCTGCTAAAGACCACACAGTATTAGCTACCACAGTTTATGATAAATTGCAGGAAATAAATGGAAATGTTTTAACAATTAAATCAAAACTTAGTGGAAAGGTAATACAATAGTGTTTGAGAAGTTAAAGAGAGCAAGAAACAAGGATGGTACATTTAAGAAGGATGTATGGTGGACCCCTTGGAACGATACATGGGAGTATAAAATGAGTGATGACCTCAAAGATATGTTGGAGCGAACAGCTTGGACATTTATTGAAGCGTTCATTGGTGCATTAACAGTAGCCCCTCTTGTTGGTGTAGAAGCTGAAACAATTCAGTTAGCTGCATTAGCTGGTGGTGGTGCTGCACTTGCAGTCATTAAGACATACGCTAAAAAACAAATAACTAAATAATTATATTGTCGTAGTTCTAGTGTAAACTGGATTAACAGGGAAAAAGGAGAGCTATGACAAAGAGTAAACCTTCTCCAGAACAGTTAGGAAATAACTTCTACAAGTCTGGGTGGCAACCATCCATAGAAGTTAATGAAGAAACTGGTATTGGAGAAATCACACATGTTGGAACAGACCCTAACTATCGTAATAAGTTTGATGACATCTTACGAGAGTGGGGATTTAATCCAGATGAATACGAAATAGAAGGTGCAGTTAAAGCATCCTCATGGAACGCACAGTTAAAGGGTGGTCAGACAACGACCTTCCACGCATTTAAAGGTGTAGTTCGTAGAAAAAATCACAAGCATGATAAACGATTTAAAGAATTGTTTAAACAAGCTAGTAAAAAACCACCTATAAAAGTATATAACAAGGGTGGAGACACAGCGTTCTTATTTTTCATGAGCGACTGGCAGCTCGGCAAAAACGATTTGGGAGTTGCTAATACTATCAAGAGATATGATGTTGCATTACAAGATGCAGTTGCTCGTATCAAAGACTTGCGTAAGCAGGGCGTAGAGATAGATGAGATATATATGGTAGGACTTGGCGACCTTACAGAAGGGTGCGACCAGTCTTTCTACGCATCACAACCCTTCAATGTTTCTTTGTCATTGTCTGAACAATACCAATTAGCAAGAGCAATGATGATGAAAACAATAGAGACCTTCTTACCATTGGCTAAGAAAAAAATATTATGTGGTGTTCCAGGTAATCATGGAGAAATGACAAGGGCAGGTAAAGGTAATGTTCTTACTAGCAGATTAGATAACTCTGATACTATGCACATGAAGATATGTGAAGAGATTATGAACGCTAACAAAGAAAGATATGGAAGTGTCAAGGTAATTATTCCAGAAGGTTTTCATCAAACAATAACTATCAAAGGCAAACAGTTGTCTTTCACGCATGGACACATGACTGGTGGAGCTGGTGGTAATCCAGAAGTTAAGATAGAGAAGTGGTGGAAGGGTCAGATGTATGGCTTCTTACCACCTAGCATGAGTGAGATACTAGTTACTGCACACTACCATCACTTTCGTGCAAAGCAGCAGGGTAATCGTACTTGGTTTCAAGCACCTAGTATTGATAAGAGCATAGACTTTACAGAAAGAACTGGGTTATGGTCTCATCCTGGGGTACTTACATTTACAGTAAATAAAAAAGGTTGGGATAATCTAAAGATTGTTTAAACAACTAAGGGCTATCTCTTCAATAGGCACTAACACACCCCAGCTCATGTTCTCATCTCCACCCATAGTCTTTGTGTGTAGATACTTCCTACCTAAATCTTTCATAACATCTATTGGTATTATGTATGTCATTACTGGTAGCTCAATGCCTTCTATTTCTTTTACTAACATCAATACCCAGTAATCTGCTTCAGTTACAGCAATACCAGATGGCTTACCATAGCTTTCGTACTCTAAGAAATGATTACCTGTAATCTCCCAAATGTGTCTTTCACTCTTGACCTCTACCTTCTTGCCCTCTAAAAATTCTTTAAAGGTATCTTCCATAGCTAAACCTTTAGCTAAATCTATGTCAAACTTCTTCTCTGCTTTACTCAAAAAGGTTTCCCTTCTGGTGTTTCTCCCTTAAAAGCATCCTTTAACATATCTCTTATGCTTCCTACTGTTATTTGTCGCTGCTCTTCTAATGTATCTATCAATACTTCTAATGTTGATAATGTAACTACCTCTTTGTAATTAGCTTTTGTATTTACAAAAGTAACATCAACACTATACATATCTCCCCATGTAAGATATATCTGTCCTTCTGCATTTGGTAGCATAAAATCTATACCACCTCTTTCCTTATCTATTTCTTTCATAACCCAATCTATATGGTCAATATCTTTTTTAATAAATATATCTATTAGACCACGATAACCATAACTAGAAGGGGATTTCTGTTTGTTCTCCCCCTTGTTCTGCTCGTTTAAGCTGGGCATGACACTCTTTGTATTCCCATTGATAGATGTTTTCTTTTTTTGTTTGTTTGTATCTTCTACCACAATATATATTTCCTTCCTTGTCGCTGTAAGTTATGTTGTTTAAACCAGCACATCCTACTTTCTGCTTACACTCTGTGTCTGGTGGTGGTGGTACATCAAAGTTGTAATCTGGATAACGCTGCTTAATTTTTGCAACCAATTTATCCAGACCACCACTACCAATGCTTTCTAAATCCACTCTGTAGGTAACTCTTCGTTACCTATCCACCATCCTGCACCACAACCACCTGCGTTGTTGTAGCTGCTACATGCAAAGTCTGGTATCTTACCAAACTTATCTGGGTCATCAGCTTTCTTTTGTCTGTTGTCCTCTATTGCTCCTGCGTGGTTACACTTAGGGCAGACCTTCACTACATCAGTGTCAAAGACCTGCGATACACTATCTATTAGCTCCATCTCTTGCTCAAATGCAGTAACAAATACATCACAGTCCTTTGTAGTCCATGTTTCTAAGTCTTTGTTTAAACCATTGTCTGTGAGTTCCTTATAAACTTTTGCTTTTAAGTCATCACGCTTAGTCTTGTTAGGTAACATCCCTTCCAGTATTGAATTAATCTGGTCTGCTATAGGTGTTGCCTTTGCTCCAATGTCAGCAGCAAATTCCTCTGCTGCTTTGTTTAAACTGGTTGCCTCATCCTTTGTCATAGGTTTAGCTGCTGCTTTCTCTACCTCTACTTTAGGTTTAGAATTACCAACCTTTGACATCTCTTCTGCACTTGGTCGCTTCTTGTTGCTACCTTGGTACTTCCAATTAGCCAATGCTCTACCTATCGCAGATGTTTCACAGTTCTCCATCCACGCATCAGAGTTAGCAAATCCACCTTGTCCTTTAGTTTCTTGTGCTATGCCTGTGGTAACTGGTCTTGCATCCTCTGCTTGTTTAAACACTGATGCTTGTATGGTTACACACTGACCATCTGGTGTGATGTGTAAAATTTCTGTTTCTATTCTTCCTTCTGGGTTATCCTTCCAGAATACTTTTAATCTATCTTCAACAGTTTCATATTCTGCTGGGTTAAATTTAGCCATTACTTCCTTCCTTGTTTTATAATTTTATAGACACGCTGCCTACTTATTCCTAAATTGTTAGCAACATCAGTAACGCTCATGCCTTCCTTTGTTGCCTTCTTAATTAGATTAACTCTTGCGTGAGACAATTTTTCTATTGCTTTCTTATGCTCTTGCATCTGCTTTCTGTTCCAAAACAGTAGAGCTTTTATATCAATGTCCATTATCTCTGCCTTCTGTTCATCATCTTTCTGTATCTGTACTTAGTAATCCACATACCCCAGTTGTTTAAACTGTCTCGCAGTATGCTCTCTAAGAATAGAAATACAAATGCAGATAAGATACCAAACAGATACATAATGATTAGTCCTTGTATGCTAAACATTATTATTCTTCCTCCTTCTTTGTTTCTTCCTGCTGCTGCTTCGCTATCATTACAGTATGGTCTTGTTCAAACTGTCCTAATAATTCATTGACCCTCTGCATGTTTATCTTGGTAAGTATGTTTGACTTCTCAACCTTCTGCCCACCACACGC